ATTATTATTTGAAGCATTTATTCAAATGTTTGAACGCATACTATCAAAAATATCCTCATTCTAAAATCGATGCGGTTGACATGATAGAGTCAACACAAGTACAATATTATGCTCCAGGCGGCGGTTTTAAAGCATGGCATTTAGAACGAGAAGGATTAGATTGGCCTATTGTAACAAGACATTTAGTCTTTATGACTTATTTGAATACAGTAGATGATGGAGGCGGTACAGAATTTTTGTATCAAGGAATGAAAATTAAGGCTGAAAAAGGATTAACACTTATTTGGCCACCTGATTGGACTTTTACTCACAGAGGTGAAACTAGTCCTACACAAGAAAAATATATTATAACTGGATGGTTTAACATGAAAACTTATCCTTTAGAAAGGAATAGAAATGCGTAATTATTGGTCATGTACAAAATTTGCAGATTGGGTTCGTGGCACTAAAAAACTAAGTGCCGCTACTAGTGAAGACTGGGACGAATGGCGTACCACTGCTAAAATGCGACATAACTTTCGCTACTGGGTCGCAGAAGAATTGCTTGACAATATTCAAGGATTCTTCCTTTACATACCGGAGAGACTAAATGACATCCGTTACTACATCAACAATCGTTGGGTTAGTAAGAGTCATGCTCTTACTGCCCACCCTCGTGATATCCGCCCTGGCCGTTGGAGTGACGTTGGTAATCGTTTTCTTCCATGTTTGTTTAACGAACTTGTGGACTTTGTTGAAATCGAACAAGCGTGGCATTATGTAATGTGGAACAGCGAAGAACAGAAGAAATATAATGTTCCCTGGTATCGCAGTGGTTGGTTACGCTGGCGTACTTGGCGTTGCCCAGAAGCAGGACTTGCTTACTTAGATTGGGCTAGTACTCTTACTAACGAAGAGTTTCTTGACGATGACCAGAAGCACGAAGCCGTTCCAACTTTCCAAGCCAATAATGCTAAGGAAATTAAAGAGCTGTATCTTTGGTGGACTACTGTGTATCGTAATCGACCAGAACCAATGGAGGCAAGCGGCTGGAGTGCTTATTGTGAAGCCGCACGTCTAGCCAATAGTGGCCGTCTAAGTTTTGGCAAAGAAAAAAGTCCTGAGCTTGCCGAGATGAGTCGTGTTGCTATGGACAAAATGCACAAGATGGAAGAGGCTTACGAGGCCGAAGATGAAGCTATGATGATTCGTCTTATCAAAGTGCGTCAAGGCCTATGGACTTAATTCGAAATATAAAAAAATCTGTGCAAGATAGAAAATTAAAACACGTTAAACACGACTTGGATAAGATTGGTCCAGGTATGTGTCTGGCCAAATGGAAACAAGTAACTGTACACCTGCCTACCGGTCATACCCATAGTTGCCATCATCCTAAAACTCACGTAATTCCTATTGAGGAAATTAAACGTAATCCTAGTGCATTACACAATACAGAATATAAAAAAGAATTGCGTAAACAAATGATGACTGGTACTCGTCCTAGTGAATGTCAGTACTGCTGGAACGTAGAAGATAAGACCGATGCGTTCAGTGATAGAACATACAAAAGTGCAGACGAGTGGGCATTACCTTATTTTAAAGAAGTTATAGACGCAGGGTGGGAAAAAGATATTAATCCCAGTTATTTAGAAATTAGTTTTAGTTACGGATGTAATTTTAAATGTAGTTACTGTAGTCCAGAAATTAGCAGTAAATGGATGGAAGAAATACAACAGTTTGGCGGATACCCTACACATTTAAATTATAATCATTTAAAGATGTTTGAAGATGATCATAAAATGCCGATACCTGAAAGAGAAGAAAATCCTTATGTAGATGCGTTTTGGCAATGGTGGCCCGAATTATATCCTAATTTGCATACCTTCCGCATTACAGGCGGCGAGCCTTTAATGACTAAACATACCTTCAAAGTGTTAGACTATATCATTGATAATCCTAATCCTAATTTAGAATTGGGCATTAACAGTAACTTAGGTGTTCCAAAAAAACTTATAGACGAATTTATTAAAAAGATAAAAGTCATACATGAGAAAAATGCTGTTAAATCTTTAACAATTTATACAAGTTGCGAAGCACAAGGAGTCCAAGCCGAATATATAAGATTTGGTTTGAACTATACCGAATGGCTTGATAACTGTAATTTATTGTTAAGCGAAAGCCCTAATACTAGATTAATTGTAATGTCAACATACAATGCATTATCAGTTAATTCTTATACAGGGTTTTTGACAGACTTTTTGGAATTAAAGAAGAAGTATGTGACTAGCAAAAGATGGGTAGGTATTGATATTCCTTATTTGCGTAATCCGGAATGGATGACTGTTGGTATGCTTACAGAAGATTTCCTACCAATCACATTGTCAAGTTTAGAATATATGAAAGTAAACAAAGGATACTATACTGATTATGAAATTGATCGTATGCAACGAGTATATGAACTTTTCGAATCTTTACTTGCTAGTCCGATGAAAGGTTTAGAAATTTGGAGAAGAGACTTTTACAAGTTTGTAAACGAGCACGACAGACGCAGAGGAACCAATTTCTTACAAGCATTTCCCGAAATGGAAAAGTTCTATCAGCTATGTAAGTAGGTACTAACTTACCAATTTTACAGTTGACAGCTAAGTAGTTCGAAGCTATAATATATACATGTTAAACAAAGCAGGAGCAGAAATTGGCAAAGACAGCAACTAAAACTCGCGTTACCAAAAAGCAGGTAACTGCACATCGCACACGAGCTGTGAAAGATCACAGTCCAGTTTGGGACGATGTTGAGAAAATGACAGCTGAACAATTTCAGCGTCACTGGCACAATGCTATGAGCTATTACCGTTTGGAATTTAGCGGTAAAGATTTGAAGCCTGCGGTTATCAAATGGATGACTGATACTGGTTGTACCAAAGCTGACATTACAGCTTTTAAGAAAACTAAAGATAATCGTTGCAACACTACAATGGGTGCCATTGCAAGTTGTTTGTTACGTGGTATGCCATCTATTCGTGCAGACTTTAATCAAGGTCGAGACACAAGTGCATGGTTGCGTGAGCAGATTGTAGAAGTAATTGAAGCTGGCAAGAACGACAAAGACGAAGACGAAGTGATTACAGACAAGCCTGTAGTAGTTCAGCCTTCAATTCAAGAGCGTGTCAAAGAAGCCGCTTATCGAATGACTGAAGAATTGGAAGACGCTATTGAAGGCTTCCAAACAGATCCAGAAAACTTTGATCCAAAAGCGTTCAAAGTGCTTAACTTGCTCAAGGGCAAACAAGTCAAAGCCGCACATGCTAGACTTATTAAAACCCTCTACAGCAGGGATTTAGCTGAACTGGAGGAGTTGGCATCCGGCAAAGCAGACGAGCAGTTACGTGAGGGCTATGCCCATCGTAGTAAGAAGCAAATCAAGAATTTGATTGCTTTTTACCAAGAAATCATGAGTGCTTGCGATATGCTTGCTCAAGAAGCCAAAGTTAATCGTGCGCCACGTGCTCGTAAAACACAGCCAAAAGAGAAGGTTGTTGCCAAAATGAAGTACATGAAGAGCAATGAACCTTTGAAATTAGTTAGTATCAACCCGACAGACATTATTGGTGCTAAGGAACTTTGGATCTTTAACACTAAGACTCGTAAATTGGGCAAGTATGTAGCCTCCGAATTCAACGATTTGGGTGTTAAAGGAACTACAATTACAGGATTTGATGAATTCAAAAGCATCCAAAAGACTGTACGTAAACCCGAAGACAAGCTGAAAGAGTTCAAAGCCGCAGGCAAAGTACAACTACGCAAGTTTTTGGAAGATATTAATGCTACAGACACTAAAATGAATGGACGCATTAATGAGGATACAGTACTGTTAAAAGTACAATAATCCTTTTTCGAAACGTGGATAAATACTTAAAAGAGAGTGTTTATCCATGGCCTACGAAATTAATGATCATTTAGAAGTTACCGGTAATGTACAAGTCGAACAAAATTTGACAGTTGCAGGTACTATTACAACCAACACATTTAATGTTCAAAACCTAGTTACTCCTAACGGTTCTTTAGCTTCAGTGGGGCAATGGAATTATGGAACAGAAAACGAACTAAACGGCAAAGGGTTTAGTTGGGGTTATAGTGGCGGTCTTACTCAATTAATTTATCGTAGTGGCGGACGTTTATGGACTAATAGCAATATAGATTTGCAACAAGGATCTAGCTATAACATTGACAACATTCCTGTAATAACTGCCAGTGCATTAGGTAGTACTATTACCAGCAGTAACTTACAACAATTAGGTGTTTTAAAATCCTTACAGGTATCAGGATACACAAGTTTAGGCGGATTTGCTTTTATCGATAATAGTTCAGATCGCATTGGTCTTGGAACAGCAGAACCAACAGACTCTATCAGTATTTTAACAAATGGTGTTCAATTAGATATCGGTAGCAGAGAATTAGGCAAAGGTTCTATTGGTACTTTTACCAGTAGTGATTTCCAAATCCTTACAGTTAAATCAACTGGTGTAGTTAATATCGGCGATCCAGTAAACGGTGGCGGAGTATTGAACGTATACGGTACAGTATATGCACAAAGTATTCAAACTGACACACGTATTACTCGTAGCAGTCCTTTACAGTTTAATGCTAGCACAGATAATGCAATTTATGGTCTAGGTTTAACATGGACTGGTACTGGGCAAACACGTCAGCTAATCATGATGAGTAGTCCAGATCGTTTATGGACTAGTGAAAGTTTTGATATCGGGCCAAGTCAAAGTTACTATATCAACGGTGTTGTTGCACTACAAGCAAATGGTTTAGGTTCTGGAATTGTTAATAGTAATTTACAAGGACTAGGCGTATTAAGAAGTCTTGAAGTTGCAGGAACAACTACATTAAACACAACAACTTCCAAGCAATTAACCCTAGTCGATTCGCTTGGCGGATCACAATCTTTACAATTAACTAGCAGTGGAATTTTAGGCACAAATAATTTTTCATTCAAACTGGGCAACCAAAAAATTATCAGTGTAGACACAGAACAACTTACTATTGGTGATCCTGTTCTTCAAAATAATGCTGTTCGTGTATTTGGTCCATTGAGTATCAATATCAATACTCCAGATCCTACACTACAGTTTAGCGTTAATGGAGATGTTAATATTGGAGGCAAACGTTTTACCAATGGTGGAATGGCTCCTACTACAGGAATATATCATCTTGGAGATATCTGTTGGAACATTGCTCCAGTACCAGGTGGACATGTTGGCTGGGTGTGTATTGCAAGTGGTACACCAGGACAGTGGGCATCATTTGGACAGATAGGTTAATCAATACTATTGACCTTACACTATAAAAGTGTATAATTATATTATGCGGACTTAGGCATTCATCCCGCAATATAAACTCTGCATGTCATTGCTACTTTTAGGAGAAGACAATGGCAAAATTTTACTCAACAAAAACATACGGTAACGACCGTGGCTTATCATGCTGTTTTAGACAATGGCGTGCCACACATAGTCACTGCTCATTA